TTAGCACTTATAAACGGACTACTTGAGTGACTACTTGTTACTCGCAAGTTACCAGTAAAATCTACATCAGTACCAGCTGCTTGTTGAGCATTACTCAATGCAAATGTATGTGATATAGTATTCCCTGTATCACCTGAGCCACCAGCACCTACATTTACTGTAGTATTTGCTGTGCCATCACCCCAAGTATAAACATATTGTTGACCATAAGTAGCATAACTACCAATAGTTGCTTCTGTATTATTAGTAAATGTTATTGGTAATCCACTTGTTGCTTCTTGGTTTATACCTGTTGTAGCACTCAACGATACTGTTGGTGTATGTGTATCGTAAATCTTATACGCAGTACTACTATTAGTAGGTATTACTGCTGGATTGGCAGTACTATGACTATCTAATGTTAATTGTACTGTGCGAGTTTGTTCTTGCTCTGTACTTGCTGTAAATGTGTGAGCAAGTCTTGCGCCGGCCGCACCACCTGCGGCACTATCACTTGAAATAACATCATTACTGGAACCATCTCCCCAATTCCATGTATATTGTATTGTTGCACCACCAATATTTGTTGTATTATTATCAAAATAAACAGTTGCGCCGTCATCCCAACTCGTAATTGGACTTCCACCTGAAGAAGCGGCATATGCGGCAAAACTTACAACTGGGTTGGCTGTGTAAATTACAATATAATTTGTTCTTGTAGAACTTGCTGTACTACCTGTACCTGCTCCACTATTATTTTTTGCTGTTACTGTTACAGTAAAAGGCGAATTAGTATTTGAACTATAAGTGTGTGAAGGTGTAGAATCTGTCGTATTGGTTGTTGCTGTTTCACCAGTACCCCAATCAATATCATAATGTGTAGGATTACCTACAGTAGTAATTGTTAAGGTAACAGTTGTTCCAGCACCACCAGCAGTAATATCTGAAACAAATGATGTGCTTTTTATAAATGTATCATTACGAATATTTTCTGTAACTTCATTTAAATCATCAATAGCATCTGTAACTTTTGTAGTTGTAAGCCAACTTTGGTAAGCACCGTTGGTTGTTAAACTACTGTCAGTCGGAGTACCTAAATTAAGATCCATACCATCAGTAGCAGTAAGTTGTCCGTCAACATATGCTTTGTTAGCCGCATCATTATTAGCAGTAGGTGTTGCCACATTAGTAATTTTTTTACTGCTAACTGAAATATTACCAGTTCCATTAGCATTTAATACTAAATCACCGTTGGTATTAGTTGTTGTAATAGTATTAGTATCTAACTCAATATTACCAATTTCAGCATCGCCTGCAACTTCCAAAGAAAATCCCGGAGATGCCGTACCAACACCAATACGTGAATTAGTAACATCTAAATATAATAAATTGGTTTCAAATGCTAGATTAGTACCTTGTCTTGCAAGGTTTGCTTGTAACATCGGGCCCGAGACGCGACCTATAGCCATAATATTCTCCGAATATAATACTTTATACTATTTAGTTTGGTAAAAGTATTAAACGGTATCAAATCCACGCAACGCTACTATTTTATGCGTGTTCGGAGGAGCGGAGGTAAATGTTACAGTAGTTCCTGATATAGTATATGCTACATCTGCTTCTTGGAAAACGTTATTAATAAAAATAAGAACATTATTTTCATCAAGAACACTAGAACTCAACATATTAAATGCTGTGGTAGACCCATCACCAGTTGCTGTATCTTTAGTAATAATTGCCTGACTTGGAACTCTAATAGATGACCAACCACCCGCAACATATGCTTCTAAACTTAGAGTAGTTGTATTATATCTAATTGTACCATTAATTGGCGTGCCTTCACCTCGTTGGTTAGTTGTACCAGAAGGCACAGTCATACCTTTAGTATCGCCTAATCTAAAATTAGAATGTGGATAGTATTGTGGTCTAGTGCTATCAAAAGGCATATTATAAACTCATGTAATTAACAAATACGTTCACTGGAACTGTAGCAGGAGAACCCGACCAAGTAGGAGACGTATTAGAACTATCATCTAAATCAATATAAAACTTATCACCATTAGCTAGTAACCATTTATTTGCTATCTGACCACTTATAGTATTTACATGTACATTTGATCCTGGAAAAATTGGTAGTGTAAAGCCGCCACCGCCACCTGAATTATATAATACATTATTAACTGTAACTGAAGCACTATTTGGTACTAGGTTTAGTTTCCAATGAAAGAATGAACCAGCATGAGGATCGTTATTCCATAATACTATATCTGTAACAGCAACATTTCCTGATGCTGTGAAAACTGTTGTTGAGCTATTGTTTACTATGTTTGTTATTGTGACTGCCATATTTTATCCACCAAATACTAAAGAAAAAGCAATTGCTTTACTTTTACTTATCATTTCTCCACTTGTTGTGTTATTAACGAAATACAATCCAGTACCTCCACTGCCAGGTGTTTTAGAGTAAACTTTGTTTGTACTACCTGTTGCACTTGGATCACTGCCTTGGTCAGCAAAATCCAATTGTATACTCACATTGGCCGCTTTGGACAATGTAATTTCACCGGTGCCATCGGGAGTAATTACAATATCACCATTAGTATTAGTTGAACTAATAGTATTACCATCTGCTCTCAAATTATCTACATTTAACTGTCCTGTAATTCCTACTGCCCCTGTTCCAGAAGTAAAAGTAAAGGCAGAATTGCCACCAAATGAACCTGAATTATTATACTGAACTTGTGTATTTGCGCCGGCGGCCGCACCAGCAGATGTAGTATCTACATATGCTTTAATACTTTGTTGTGTTGCTAGTGCGGTAGCACTATTACTCGCCATATTATCTTCATCTAATATCGCTGTGGCAGTAACTGATCCTATTGTTAAACCACCAGATGAGGTAACATTAAGTACGTCTAACGCCGCCAAACCTGATCCTACTTTTAAATTAAATTTATCAGTTGCTTCATTCCAAACAATCGATGCATTATCAACTGAACCACGTTCAATTTCTACACCAGCAGTACCTGCTGTAACACCTGCGCCAGATTCGTCTTTATTCAAAACAATAACATTATCTGTTATAGTTGTGTTAGTAGTTGTAATAGTAGTGGTTGATCCAGTAACTGCTAAATTACCAGTAACTGTAACATCAGATGCTGTTAACTTAATATCATTTGTTCCAGCATCAATAGTATAATCACCACTTGTCGTTAAGGTTCTAGCCATATTTCGTTATTTCCAATGTTATATTATTTATACAAATTTTAAATAGAAAAGGAGCCATAACGGCTCCTTCTCAAAATCACCAACTTTATAAAGTTTATGATGCTTGTGCGTCAACTACGATTTCACCAGCTGTTGCGGCGGCAACTGTTGCAACACCACCTGAAGTGTATGCTGTAAAACCACCACCACTAGTATCAAAACCTGACAACTCGAAGGTATTTGTTGCTGTATTAGCAACTGTGAATGCTGTTTCAAGATTAATTTCTGTCATACCTACTACACCGCGAATAGCAATTTTAGTACCGTTTGCTAAACCGTGGCCAGCACTTGTAACTACAGCAGGGTTGGCCTTTGTAATATTAGTAATAACTTTTTCTACTGCTTCTGATGTACCTGTGGAAGATCGTGACCACTTTGCGTTAGATGTGCCTTCAACTTGGAAGGTTCTGTTGCGTAGTTTTGTGATCTGCTTTGATACACCATCAGAGTCAACAACATTGATACACATTTCACTAGCTGCTAATGAGCCTGGGCTCTTATTTACTAGTGTAACTATTTCAGTTTTACTACCATCAGTTACTTGGAACTTTTTGGTTGCTTTCTGTTTAATAATGTGTGCTTCTGTTGCGGCGGCTACTTCTGCGCCTGATGCGAATCGTACTGCGGTGACTTGAATTTTACCTGCACCGTCACCAATGTGCTTTTTGTTAATTGGTCTACCCATTTTGTTTCTCCTTAAGGTTGGTCCATTCTATGGACTACGGGGATGGTGTTCCCCATAAACGTAGTATATTACTACTGTATTACTACGCATTTGTATTTATCCAAGAAAAAACCACCCAAAGTGGGTGGTTTCTTCGTCAAATAAGTTAATAACTTATGTGAATGATAGATTAGACATACCAATACTCTCGAGGTAGTCAGCTGCATTACCCAAGGATGATGCAGTATTTGTTAGTGCGACATAACCATAACGTGTCATGAAGCCTACGACTGGTTCGAAAGATGCTGGGTCTAGTACTGTGCCGGAGCTCATAAGTGGGATATATGGGCAATAGAAAGCGGCGGCGTCTGCCTCGCTTGAACCCTTATAACCAACTAATGTTGCGCCACCATCGCCTAGATATGTGTCAACATAAATCTTCATTGCGCCATTCAATGTACCAACCATCTTTTGATTTGTTGGTGCTTCGAATGAACCTTCTGTTGTACGTGCAAATGCACTTGTTGAAGCACTTTGTAGTACTGTTAGTGCAGCTGGTGAAACAACTGCCCAGTTACCTGCGCCTCGACGTGTGCGTTGTGCAATACGGTTAGCTGCGCGGTTCATAGCAACCGCTAGTGCGGCATGCTCATCACCAACATATGTTGCTGTACCTGATACAGCGGCTTGGTCAAATGCTTGTGGAGCAGTACTTGCGATACTACGTAGAGATGCTAAAATCTCTTGATCGATTTCTGCAGTAATTTCTTGTGCTAATGCACTCATAATTTCTGCTTCCATGTCGATACCGTGCATTGCATTCGCGTCCTGTGCAGATTCAAAAGTCCAGCGAGCGGATAGCTTTCTGGTTTTTGCTTCTACAGGTTGCTTTAAAATTTGAATGCTTAACTTGTTGCCTGGGGCGCCTTCTAAAGTTGCTGTTGGTGCACCAGCAATGTCTACATTACCGGAGTAACCTTCAGCAATTTGGAATGGGCTTAATGCCTCATCACCTGCTACTGTACTTGTGCCTGATGCACTTGTAAATGCGTCTGCGTATCGTACACGCAATGTATGAATTTGTCCTACTGGACCTGCCATTGGTTGAACACCAACGATATCGTTAGCAATTACTGATGGCATTACGCGGCGGATTACTGGCAAAATTACACGGTTTAGTGTTGCAACGTTGCCTGAAGCAGTCGCGCCTGCTCCTGCAGCTTCTGAAAGATACTGTTTTGTATTTTCTAGAACAGCTGACATTGTACTACGTTGGTTGCCTTCAAGGCCTTCACACAAGGCTTCTTTGGTCTCGTCCCAACGTTCTGTTAATAGTTCTGACATTTTTTGTCTCCTAAACTCCTTAATTAAATTAATTTAATCCCGCTAGCTTCTTGATATCAATAATGTTTGAAGTGGTGATATCGTTCTCTGGTTGAGTTTCTTCTTTGATTTTACGATCACCGGTAACTTCTTTCTTTACTGACTCAGTTAGTTTGCGTTTTATACCACTGCCATCGCCATTGATAACTGCTGGCAGGTACTTATCAAAAGATGCTTTAAGTTTTTCAGTTTGAACTGATTCAAGTAAACTTTCCATAATTTCTTTCTTATCCTTAGCCAATGGGTTAAGCATTTCTGAAAGAACTTCTTTCCTGTTTGCCTGATCATTAATCATTCTAATTTCAATTTCTCTTGCTTCCACAAGAGCATCTTTTTCTGTTACTTCTTTACTTGCTTCCGCAAGTTCTTCTTCCTTATCGGAAAGTTGCTTCATAAGCTTTGCTACTTCAGTCTTCTCATTTAAATATGAGTTAGCATATTCAGCGGCAAATGCTTCAAATAATTGACGTCCAAAATTACTCTCACGAGCACTCTGGATATCTTCTTTTAATTGTGACATTTCACCTTTAATAGTTTTGGTGACAGTCTCTTCCACCATCTTAGCACTACGCTCAATAAATGTCTTCTTAAGTTCTGCTAGTTTTGCTTTTGCTTCAGCAACTAACTTAACTTTTGTATCAATTACGTCCTGTTTGTCTTCATTGAATTCGACAATTTCTTCACTTAATGCTTTGATTACGAAATCCTCTAACTTACCAAATGCTTCAGTCTGCGAACCTCTGTCTGTGCGAAACTCTTGCATTTCATTTGTTAGATTTTTTGTTACGAATGTGTTAAGCATATCGGCATGCTCTTTAATTGCTGTCTTGTATGCAACTCGCTCAGCAACTACTGCTTGCTTATCCTCAACAAATTCTTGGATTTCTTGTTTTAGAGAATCTGTAACCATTGTATCTAGGGCTTCGACAATTGCTTCCTTATCGTGCTCATATCGTTGAGCAAACTCTTCACGGAGTTCCGTTTTATTTTGCTCAGTCGCTTCTGCCAACTTGGATTCCCAAGCCTCCTGAAGCTCATCTCTTGCTTCTTCTGAGATGAGATTGTTGTCGATAAGTGGTTTGAATACCTCTATCATAATGCTCTCCTAAATTTTTAGGTCCTTTATGAGACGCAAAATCCCTTCTTTAAGGTACTTCTGCGCCTTTTGATTCTCACGTACTTCAGCTGCTACCTCTAACATCCTATGTCCGCCTCTCATATTGAGAAGGCCTTCATAAATTGCTGTTGGATATGCATCTGGAGCACTTGGTTGAGCCACTACATCAATAGTGACTATTTCAAAATCTGACACATCTCCACTGGCTTCCTTCACATTTCCGGAACCCCTGGAGGATACTCCTAATTTAACACCTGACTCTAGCATTGTTTTGACTAAATTACCCATTGGTGTTGGTAGGATTTTCATCTTACCATAACCATTAGGTCCGTCCATCCACATTTCTGTAACCATGTGGGAAACACGATCTAAATTAATCTTTAAATCATCTGGATGGTCAACCTCGCCCAATACTGACATACCTTGATTGATTTGTTCATTTAATGTTGATACGGCGTCTTGTATTTCATTGACTGGATATACTCGTTTATTTGCATTCTTTACACCACCTTGAATACAAATGCCCTTCATAAATAGATCCTTACCTTCTGAATCAGTCTCGGTTACCATACGTGCTTGGTCAAATGTCAAGTGTTCTCTTAGATAAGTCATCTTATATTATCCGTTACTTACTCTCGTTTTCAAGTGGTGCTTTTGTGTCCATACCACCCTTGTTTACACTTGGCGCGGCGCCGCCTGATTCCTCACCGCCGTGTCCCATCATACTGTTAGTTGATTTAATTTTTAGGTCACCACGGTTATGGCTCATTGCTGTACCATCTGAGTCACCGCCTTTAGGGGCCGCAACTTTTTCAAGTGAAGCTTCGGTTAATTCTTCATCTGCTTCTTCTGCAACTTCTTCTTCGGCTTCTTCTACTGGCTCTTCATCAGTTTCTACAGATTCAAAAGGAACTTCTTCCTCTGCTT